ACGTGTCTTCATTTCTCACTTCTACCGCATACTGCGGTTGGAACATGTATAAGTTTCTCATGCTGGCACAATAGTGTTTTTGTCCAAACCTAATCTTTTAAGCAACCACATATTATTTCTCTCAGACTCTTCTCGGGCATTGCATATATTATACTCAGTTTCTTGATCTTCCCAAGTATCCATATTAAACGGGAGTGATAGTCTGACAGGGTATTCTTGTTCAGGATTATAAACAAATTCTTTTTGCAATGTCATTACGCTATCCTCCACACCCCAACAATCAAATATTAAATTGAAGGTGTGTTCTTTATGCTCCCAAAATAAATTAAAGTCTGTTGCCATAGACATCTCTAAAGCATGACCAGTACTATCAGTCACTTTTCCAGTAGTCATATAATTATATATTTTATTATAGAGATTTTTATAATGTTCTCCAAACAAAATAGGATCTGATTTTATACTTTCAAATAATTTATCATAAAACTCTTTATAAGTAACGTCTTTTTTATTGCGATAATATTTTGATACTATTTGAGAATACCCGTTTATATGGAACTGAACGACCATCCAAGTATATAAGTATGCCTCGATTAGATCTTCGGTTGGTAATGTATCCGTTCCTTTTATTATTTCAACAGTTTCTTTTATCTCTACACAATCCTTTGTATTAGTAAAAGATACATAATCTTCTGCTTGAACAGTTTGGATACCATAAACCTCTCTAGACAACGCACTGTTCAATTCGGTGTTTCCAAATACCTGGCAAAACCAAACATCAATAGATTCGTGTTGCCCACATTCAAGTAAAGTACAAACACCTTCCTTCCAAGATTCCAAAGTTTCTTCAGGTAAACCAAGAATAAGTTCGCTGTATGTACGGACTCCCCACTTTTTGGCCAACTGCATATGACCCGTCATATTGTTAATATGGAGGTTCTTTCTTTTGATTGCCTTCAAAGTTGGTTGATTCATACTCTGAACACTAACTGTTACTCCACGTCTAGCATACCCACCCATCTCTTTTGTAATCTCAAAGACTACTTCAGTTGAGTTCTTTGAGTATTGCAATACAATATCTTCTATTTTACTGTTCGGGTGATCTCCTGCAATCTTCAACATTTTAGCAATCTCAAGATCTCTCTCAGCAAAGATACCAAAGTTTGCATCAGAGAGCATTAAGAATCCAACATTATTATCCCTAACCCAATCAATATCTTCCTGTACTCTACCAAGATTAAATTTATTAATCTTGCCCATAGTTGTACCACCCCAGTCACAATAAGTACATCTGTGTGGACATCCTCGATTTGATTCGATAATGGTTGCCCATAATGTATCTGGATTGTCCTTGATAATTTTATCAAAGACTCCAGACTGATATGGACTTGGAAAGTCCAAATCTTTTATCCTACTTTTATCATAAATTTTTGGCGCGTCATGTCCCTTCCTCAGTAAGTCTAGGAAGTTGTGTTCACCATCACCACCTAACATAAGGCAGTTAATAAAATCATTCTCCTCCAACATTTTCATAGTTGATTGAGGACCACCAAATTCAATGATACACTCTGGATATTTTTCTTTTATCAGTTTTGCAACAGTTAAGCAATATTTTTCGTTCCAGATATAACAACTAAACGCACACAAAAACGGATTATCTAAGCGAGATAATAATTTATCTGGATGCTCTCTCTTGAAGATAATATCTTTTAACTCATAGTTCTCTTTTATATCATCAAATTCATTACAGTAGCTCCACAAGCATCCGACGCTATACGGTAACCAATAATTATCCTCATTCCGCACTTCAACTGAGTATTGAGGTTGAAATAGGTATACGTTTTTCATTATTCACCGCAAGGTCGTAAAAGTATTTATCATCCCACCTGGAGATATCTCGCTGCATTAGAACGTCATTGTCTTTACCATAAGTAAAAAATTCATCAAGAGTAAACTTATCTCTATCATTACTCCACCATTCATGATATGCCTCATAACATTTGACAAAACTAAGTTTTGGTTCCCAATTTAATTTACCGAATGGACCTTGGTGACTAACGCCAGCAAAGTAAGGATTTATTGGTATCAAAGGTATTGAATAACTCTTCCCAGATTGATTTATATAATAATCTGGACCACCAGATGTGGAAACATAATCATAACCATCATGTATTCCAGAGTCCCTATCCATATAAATTTTATTGGCAATTGTATAATCAAATTTATATTTACCTAGGGGTTTATGTAGATTAACTAACTTATTTACATAATCTCTATTAAGTAAAGAGGGACCTAATGAATATTGTGGTTTAGTTGGATGAAGATAAAAAGATACTAAATCGGGAGACTCAAATCCTAATTGTATACAATCCCAATCATATGGGATTCTACTCATAAATTCATCCCAAGTAAAGTGCCATTTTTTTACCAGAGATAAATCATAATCGTCCTCCATAAAAATGAGATATTCTTCATCTTTTGTCAACCACTCTTCAAAAAAATCAAACAACAAGGATCCATACCAGTTAATCCACTGTGAGCAATTATCTGGATAGTTACCTATTAGGTTATCTAAAAATTTTTTTGGTGGACCATCTTTAGGAGCAGATAGCATTTCAAGTCTTGTATATGACCACCCAAGGCAGTCAAGCTGTGACTCCATATATTTTTTTCTATCTGTCTTGCGATCAACATTGGTATAGTAAATATGTGGAAAATCCATCAAAAAGTCTTTATTCGTATTTATCATAAATAAAGGAGTAATCAACAGTGTGATAATGGACGAAATTCTAGATATGGTTATTGGTGATGAATCTCCAGCGAACGTTTCTGATAAGATCAAAGACCTACTTTATGCAAAGACTTCCGAGAAAGTTGAAGCACTAAGACCAGAGGTAACAAACAGTATGTTTGATGCTGAGACTGAGGTTGAAGACTAAATCCTAATAAATAGTTAAATAATCGATTGCGTTCAGAGATGAAACTGATTAGAGAAGAGATTGAAAAGGTTGAAGTACTCACTGAAACCGTAAATGGTAAGAAGAACATGTTCATTAAAGGCGTGTTCCTTCAAAGTGAGATGGTCAACCGTAACGGTAGAATGTACCCCTTCTCAATCATGGAAAGAGAAGTAAAAAGGTACTCTGCGGATTATGTTGAAAAGGGAAGAGCCCTTGGAGAACTGGGTCATCCTGATGGTCCAACAGTAAACCTTGATAGAGTATCCCATAAAATAACTGAGTTGAAGCAGCAAGGTAATAATTTTGTTGGTAAGGCACAGATTCTGCATACCCCAATGGGTAAGATTGCAGAAGCACTTCTTAAGGATGGAGTAACACTTGGAGTTTCTTCTCGTGGCATTGGTTCACTGAGAGATAATGCTAAAACGGGTTACAAAGAAGTTGGTGAGGACTTCATGTTAGCAACTGCTGCTGACATTGTTGCAGATCCATCAGCACCTGATGCTTTTGTCCAAGGCATCATGGAAGGACGAGATTGGGTTTGGGATGGAGGCATACTTCGAGAAAAACTCGCTCAACAAACAAAAATGAGAATTGAAGCGGCATCTAGGCAAAAAGTATTAGAAGAAACAAAGTTGAACATGTTCAACGACTTCTTAAGCTCACTTTAAGACGCTATATATGCAGTTCAACTTTTAAAAATAATAAATAAATATAGATTAAATTACAAAGGTTAATCGGAGAGTCTCAAATGTCTAGTGACAAAAACTTACAGGAAATGGAAGCAGGCACAACTCAATCCAAGACCGCTGTTAATGCTGGCGCAAAAGCAGCTGATCCAATGCAGAAACTTGCTCCTGGTGCAGTAGCAGGTGAGTCTGGATCATACGAAGATCTTGGTGGCCCTACTCCAGACAACTATAAGTCTGACGACGAATCAGCAAAACTCAAAACTCCAGGCGCAACTCTTAAGCAGGTGCGTGATGTTGTAAACAAAGGTGCTAAGCCTGCGGATGCAATGAAGGGTATGAAGGAAGAGGAAGAACTCGAATCTGAAGATGTAATCGAAGAGGAAGAGGAAGTAACCGCTGAAGCTGAGGAAGTCGTATCTGAAGAAGAAACTTCTGAAGAAGAAGTTGTATCAGAAGAAGAAGAGTCGGAAGAGGAAGTTGTCGCTGAGGCAGATGAGACTGCTGAAGAAGAGTTTGATGTCTCTGAAGATGTCAGTGCTCTTCTTGAAGGTGAGGATCTCTCGGAAGAATTTCAAGAGAAAGCACGCACCATCTTTGAGGCAGCATTGCGTTCCAAGGTCGAAGAGATCAAGGAAGGTATGGTTGCCGCATATAACGAAGTATACGAGGAGCGCCTCGTAGAAGAAGTTACCGAGATCAAGTCAGCTCTTACTGAAAGAGTAGATTCTTATCTTGAGTACGTATCAGAGGAATGGGTTACCGAAAACAGACTCGCTATTGATAGTGGTCTTAGAGCGGAAATGTCTGAATCCTTCCTTTCTGGCATGAAGAATCTTTTTGAAGAACATTATGTATCAATCCCTGAAGAAAAATATGATGTTCTTGAGAGCATGGTAGAAAAACTTGATGAAATGGAGACAAAACTCAACGAGCAAATTGAGAAGAATATTACACTCAACTCCCGCCTTTCCGAGTCGGTTGCTGATGGTATCTTTGACGAAGTAGCTGAAGGTCTTGCCCTCAGTCAAAAAGAGAAGCTCGCCTCACTTGCCGAAAGTGTGGAGTTTGAAAGTGGCGAAAAGTATCGTGAGAAATTGGGGATGCTGAAGGAGTCTTACTTCTCAGCGCAGAAAACTCCAAAAGCACAGACCGAAAATCTGTCTGAGGAAGTAGACATTGATGCAGCAGGACATACTCCTGACTACATGAATAACTATCTCAGAACACTTGGTGCTGTTAGCAAAAAGTGAATTATTAATTATTAATCAAACAAAACTAAACTAAGGTAAAAAGCAAATGTTCCAATCTGAGCATCTGCAGGAAAAGTGGGCACCACTTCTCGACTATGACGGTCTTGATCCTATCAAAGATAACCATAGAAGAGCGGTAACCGCCGTCCTGTTAGAAAACCAAGAAAAGTTCCTCCGCGAACAACAAGCATTCCAAGGCGGAATCCTGAATGAAACCCCAACCATGGGCGCTAATGCCGCTGGTGCTGGTGGTGGATTTGGTGGAGACGCTGCAGCAGGTGGTCCTGTTGCTGGTTTCGACCCCGTTCTGATCTCCTTGATCAGACGCTCTATGCCTAACCTGGTCGCATATGACCTCGCAGGCGTACAACCAATGAGTGGTCCTACTGGACTCATCTTTGCAATGCGTTCCCGCTATACCAATCAAAGCGGATCCGAGTCCTTCTACAACGAAGTTGATACTGCATTCTCTGGTCAAGGCGATGGTCTTGATGAGGACGCTGGATTCTCTGATGGCGTTGCAGGTATGGGTACTACCAGCCAGTCTGGTTCTAACCCTGGTCTCCTGAACCCCGTTGGTACTGCAGTTTCTACCTCCTACAACGTAGGTCAAGGTATGAAGACTGGCGATGCTGAGAACCTGGGCAATGGCTCTGGTAATCAGTTCAACGAGATGGCATTCTCTATCGAGAAAGTTCTTGTTGAAGCCAAGTCAAGAGCACTGAAGGCAGAATACAGCCTTGAGCTTGCACAAGACCTTAAGGCAATCCATGGTCTGAAC